ATCTCTGCGTTCTTAACAAACAATAACGATTTTTCGTACTGTGAAGACTTTATTGATCCTTTTAAAAATGCAGCATTTAATTCTTTTACTGAGAATGTAACTTTATTTATAGTGCCTTCGAACTTTCCTTTAGCAAATTTATTTAGAGAGTCGTCGATGCCTCCAACCTTTACCTTTTTATTGATTTCAGTTCTTATGTCAACGATAGACTTTTCGAGTGCTGAGATATTTTTCTTTGACTCTTCTATCTTTGAACCTGCACCTGCCCCAAAAAAGAAATCACCTATCTGCTCAATCGGATTAAGCTTAACCTTTTCAAGTTTAACCAGCCCCTTTCTTAGGTTTTCTAGTTTCTTTATTGAACCACTCAATCTAGCCTGTAGTTCTCCCCCTGTTAATTCTGACAATTTCTTTTTTGCACCATTCAACGCAAATCCCAACGTAACTGCGGATTGCGCTAACAGGATTAGTACATTTGACCTGCCCAGTGCTTTAAACGAAAGTGCTATCTTGGACAACCCTCCAATTAGTAGTGGAATTGATAAGACTGCCATTGTTTTAAATATCACATCGATATTTTTAATTGTAGTCTCCATTATACTTGCAAATTTCTTACTCAGTCCGAATGATTTATTTAATTCATTTATCTTCACCCTTAATTCGTTAGCAGACACAATTAGAGTTTGCTCGAATGTCTGGCCTAATTGCTTTGCTCTCTCGTTTAATTCTAGGGCCTCATTTGCTAATGCCTTGAAAACATCTTTTGTAGCTATCCCACCTGCGGCCTCAGCAAACTTAAGGAGCTTCCCTCTTGTCGTCCCTAATTGTTTTGCTAGTATCCCACCAATCTCTACATTGGCTTCGAGCACTGATCTTAATTCCTGCCCTCTAAATTGACCAGCCGCTAAACCTTGAGATAGTTGGATTGCTGCACCAGCCGCCTCTGCAGCTGTAGAACCTGATATCCTAAATGTGTTTTGAAGAGTTGTGGTAAAACCAACAAGCTCTTCTGTTGATAGTCCCAGTTCACTTGTGGCAAGTGCAACCCTATTGTACACAGTACCCATATCTGATACTGATATTTTTGTAAGATTTGCAGCTTCAGTTAGCAACGTCATTGTCTTTGTTGTTTCCTCTGCGCTCCCAGTGAAAACTCGAATCCTATCTTCTAGTAACTGCATACTGTCGGCCATATTTGTAACTGACTTTACTCCGATACCACCAAACGTTGCAAGGAAGATACTTCTTAATGCGCCAAAGTCACGCTTAACAGATTTACTATTTTTAGATATTCTTTTAATATCTTTAGCTACGGACTTTAATACTTTATCACCAACGGCTCGAACTCTGAGTGTTAATGATTTGACTTCAGGTGGCATTAATTATTCCTTTGGCTTCGATTTTTTGTTACTAAGATCGATAACCTTATTGTCCATAACTCTCATTAAATGCTTAAACGTGTAAAAATCTTCCACACTATAAATTCTAGCGTATTCGCATATAGCTGTAAAAGGTATTTTTGCAGCACCCATGCCAACTGGTCTACACGATGATAGCTCTACAAAAGCTTCAATGTAAAAAGTAAAAAAGTCAACATTTGGAACAGTTTGTACGTCTGCTCCTTTTTCAACTAAATTATAGTAAAAGTCCTTGTCTGGGTATTTATCATCCCATTCAAGATACTCCTCTAGGACTTTCCCAGATCTTCTGCATCCTCTTTGAAACTAGACATGTCGTCGGCCATGGCAATTAGTTCGTCAAATAAGTCCGAACTACCTAGTAACAACTCAATGGCAGTTTCTTTTGTGTATTCTATTTTTATACCATCGTCATCGACAAGACCTTTCCAGTCAACTAGACACCCATCAACAAAAACTTTAATGAATAGCTTTTCTTGGATTGCTTTATCTAGGGTATCGTTTTTAATTTGTCTAGCATACGGCTTAAAGTGCATAGCTCTAATCTCTGCTAAACGACCACTGTTGGCCCCACCCATTCGCTTAAGCTTAAAAGAAACTTCCTTTGTTAGCTCAAACCATTTTCCGTCCTTTTCAATGCTTTTGTTTGTCTCGTAAATCGAACTTAGATTAGTTTTCATAAATATCTCCTTTTAGAATATGTAGATTTTTGTACAAAAAAAAGCCCCTGTCAAAGACAAGGGCAATATTCTAAGGGAAATACCTATACTATCTAAATTGACTTATAGATAAATAGGGATTTTTCACCATTCGCACCAACTTTACCAACTCCAGACATATCCATAACAATGTCAGTGTTTTGACCACCACTGGTAGGATCGTCAAATGCAACTTGAAGAGCTGGGATAAAAAATGCATACCAACCACCACTATTTTTAACAATAAATCCTAGTGAGAATGAATCTTGTGATAATTTTTTATCAAGAAAACTCCATGTATCATCTGATAAATAAACAGAAAGAGAAACGTTTACATTTGCAGTACCTAATGAGTAATTATCTGGCCCAATTTTCCCAACACAATTCTGGGCTGTGTTATTATTGGCCAGAGTTATATCGATTGACTGAATACAGAAATCAACTCCAGAAAAAGAAGCTCCAGAAGATGACGCAAGAAACGCCATATCAATAGATCCGTTAAATGATGTACTTGTCGGTGCAGCATCTACAGTTCTACTGTCGGTAATTAACTCTGCAGCAATGTCAGCTGTTAAGTAATCAGCTCCAACAAAGTTAAAAGATCCATTTACAATTTCACCGTATGCAGCTGTTAAGTTAAAACCATCGACATACATACCATTGTAAATAATACCTTTATCAGTTAAATCATTAAATTTCTTTTCAAACGCAAAAGATCTTTTTGCAGTTCCTATTGAGATCTCGTCACCTTTTTGAAATGTAGAGCCAGTAGCAGATCCATCAACCATCGTGCTTGGCCCTATGTAATCAATTACAGTTGCACTTACAATTTTTGCAACCATTACAGTTTCGTCATTCTCAGTATCATCCATTCCGTCCAAGAAAATCGTATCTCCAACCTTAACATCCGAGTTCCAATCACCAGCTGATCTAGTAATTGTCTTAGCAGTTATATCTACAGTTAAGTCAATCGTGACCGCACCAGTAGTTGCCCATGAACTCATCATTGCGCCTTCAAAGAAGTCATCAACGTCTTGAGCTTTTGCAAATTCAACTGGTAAGTCGCCACCGATTGTTAAGCCAGTAAGAACCTGTCCAGAACTAAGTCTGTCAGTTCTAATCTGAGCACTTTCTACTGTCTCAGGAGCAGCATTAAGTCCATCACTTGTGAATCTTGTTTGTTTAAAATTACCTGCAGCTGGTGTTTCACCATAAACAGTTTCCTCTATGTACGCAATCCGTACTTCGTTACTACTAGACATTACTTACTCCTTTATATCCCTATAATAATCAACAAAAAAACTTGCACTCATAAAATTGTTTTCAAAATCTATTGTTGTGCCTATTTCAGTATTTGGTGGAGTAACAGACTCAATTATTATGTCATTGATTCTCTTTCCCCTATACAAACTTCTTATAGTTTCACACCTAATTAATATACCGTCAATTGCTCCGATTGCAATAGGTGCAACTACATGGAATGAAATAGTTCCAAATTCGCGATAACATCCCTTTGGAACAGACACCATCTCTTCTGAGTTTCCAACAAACTGAATAGCTACCCACGAGTCATCAATTGTTATTGACTCATCCTCAAGTAAATTTCTAAGCTCTCTAAACTCACCTGATATGTCTACAAGCTTCTCAGCTGAATTTGATGCAAAGTAACTCTTGATCTCTGTCCTGGTTAATACGCCACTCATAATCTTCCCCCGTCTTCTGTAAACCCACTATTCTCAGAGAATGAGTTTACATTTATAGTAATTGATATTGAAGGATAAAGATATGATCTTCCCTTTCCCTGGCCAGTTGAAAACTTAAAAGAGTTAGGACTAAAACTCTTTGTGTTTTGACTAGATGCAATACTGGGAGATACTGGTATGAAACTAAATTTTATATTATCTTTCAATTGTGGAAACTTTCTCCTGGCAGTATTTTTAGCTAACCAATAGGCTCCGTTCGGTGCGAGAATTTTTGCGCCTTTCTTGCTCTTTCCAGTTCGACTCTTTCCACTGGTCATTCCAGATGACTTTCCTCTAGTCCCTCTTTTTATTCCTAGTCTTTCAAGCTTTCTAGCGTAAGGTGCTAGGTTGACAATTCTAAACCTATCACTTGGCTTGTAATCTCTATCGACTTTTAACCATGCATTTGTTTCAAATATTCCTTTGGCCACTACCTTTCCATTATATAGAAGAATATTTGTTGATTGATAATAACCAGACCTAGTTGGAGATCTCTCAACAACTAATCTCATAACTCCAAGAACAACTTGTGTTATGTCATCAAGCTTTGAAACGTATTCTATTTTTCCAAGCGGCCTTACAAGCTCTTCCTGTCTATTCAATTTACCATCTGTTATTGTGACATAATCTTTTTTTGGGAACTCGCCATCTTTTTGCTCTTTCGCAAGAAATTCTTTTGCAATGACAACTAGGTTTTGCTGTACAAATTCAAGCATGTCTTTTGCTGTATTGAAAAATACCTTATCAACACCCTTGACTTTTTTTCTTCCATTCGAATATGAAATATCAAATTCAAGCATTATGTTAGAAAGAGTCTGTACCCAAGAACTTGAGTTAGTGCTCTTAATTCATCAACTTGCTCAATTGAATAATATTCATTAGCACTTATTACAAACCTATCTCCTCTCCTTGGAATAAAGTCTAAATCTTTTGCTGATATAATATACGACCTACCAGTACCAGTTATCTGCTCATCAATTATGGGCCTTCTAAAATAATTTGACTGAGCAGCCTTAACTGGGTTATCGCTAGAGTCGGATTGTCTTCTAATTACAACATCGATCCCTTGCAGACTAATAACATAATTCATTACATTTTGAAGAGCTTTCATATTACACCATGTAGCTTACTTGCGTTTCACCAACTATCGTTCTCTCTGATCTGTAATTATCAAAAACGTTTTGGTAGTCACCAAGTATCATTCCATATTTATTTGTTCTTTCATTTGTGCTTAATGTGTAATCAAAGTCAATTCCGATTACGCCTGGAACTGATATTCTTTGAACGTTTGATCCAAAGTTAAAATCTTTCTTTTATTATAACGAGCTTGAACTAACTGCTTTACCGACTCTTGTATCTCGTGCGGAACACTAGCATAACCAGCCTCATATATAAACTCGATATAACCATTGCTTCCGGTATTATTAAATAGCTTTGTAAAGTACTCGCCATCATCAAGAATATTAATCTTACCTAACTTTTTATTTAATAAAGTATTTAAAACCACATCTGATTCGTCGAGTGCTTTTTCTGTTGCAGAAGTTATTGAAGAAACTGGGAAGTGATAGAGATAGTGATCTCTGGTGTTATAAAAATCCTTGTGATAAATCCTCTCGGTATACGATGCGATCTCAAACTTTCTATTGCAGTAGTGCTCAATTGTTTCTGTGAACATATCAAGCTCACTGGTTAAGTATGTATCTTCAGAAGCGTCTGCTATTCCGAGATATGCCTTCATGTCAATTAAACTTACTAAGCTCATAGTTATTCCTTAAAGTTCCTATTGTCTATTTCTATTGTATCCTTATTTCTCTTCATTCGCCAAAAAAGATGGCCCTCAAGTATTCCGATGGCGTTACCTATTAAGAAAACCATCAAAGGCATCTCATAACTAGATCTTATTACTAAGGAGCTAATACTTGCCTCTGTATTAATATAAATGTTACTTTTTTTGTAATATCTTTCATTACCAGTCTGCTCCTTGCTCACCAAGCGAAGGTGAAACCTTTTCTAAGTCTGTAAATGTAAATAAATTCATTCCAATATTAATTGGGCCGCCTTCCTTATTGTCTGCCGTGATTAATAACTTAATTCCTGCCTTGGGCATTGTTGGAAACATAATTGTCTTGCACACATAGTTCGGAAACAAATTCCATCCTTTTGCGAATTTCTTATACCTAAGCCATGTAGTGCCACCGTCAATTGTGTACTGAGTTTCCATTGTTAATGAAGAGCCAATACTTGTTACATCCGAAAACAAAGCTGCACCATTAAACGCGCAATCATATTCAAATATATATTCAACTATCGAAATACCAGTAGGTATATCTTCAAATAGCAATCCTTTTAATCTTGCATCTTTATGGGGGCTACTAAAATTCATTATACAAACTCCTTAATTGAACCAGTAAAGTGAACTGATCCACTTGAAGATATTGTTCTAACTTCCATTGCTATGACATCTGAAGATCCATTAATAGAGCTTCCTATGTGAGTGCTATTTAACATTAATACAGATGTAAGACTAGTGCCCTTAATAGAACCACCACCACCACCACCACCACCACCACCAGAACTTCCAAGATCAAAGTACCCTTCTTTTATAACGCTGCCACCAGAGTACGAAGAATAACTAGATAGGCCATCTGCTATATGTCCCTTATTAACCCATGAACCACTAACAATAGTTGGATTGTACAATATTCTGTAATAACAATTTGGTGTTCCAGATGCAGGTAAAAAATCAAACGCTAATGGCTTTATTGACAAATGTTCCTTTCCTGATCTAGTTCTAATTCCAGCAACTAGTATCGGAGTAGTACTTAGACTCTTCGCAGTTGTTCCTGTACTTATAGATGTTATATGATTAAACCCTAGCTCATTACCACCATTAGAAATTACAGATCCGCACGACAAATAAAAGTCACTAGAGCTAGCTACTGTTCCAGTATTTTCCTGCTCATACGCAAATGGAAAGATCGCATATTGAGACCACGGAACATTTATAATATTCGAGTAGTTCATCGTGTGCATTGTTATTCTTTTTCCGTTATACAGAATACCAAATCTAATTATATTCGAACCTAACCATGAGAACTCTATCCAGAATATATTTTGCATATCGAAATCTATTGTTACTCCTGAGTCACCAGTACCATCTAGCTTATCCCCATTAAATGCTGATTGTGCTTTACTTGTATCAATAACTGATCCAGTACACTTTGACCTTTTTACAACCTTAAACTCTGTTCCGTTTAACTCGAAAAATACACCATTGCTGCTATCAAACCCACCCCATCTCTTTCTTAGGTTTGCCTTGGCCGTTCCTGGTCTACATGATAAATACCAAAGAGATGACTTCCCTCGTATGTACTCTATATTCCTTCTTGATTTTCTTTGAACCTTATCGCCACTCGCTGTTGTTGTACTTATTTTATATGATGGTGTATTTGTGTCCTGTACACCAGTTCCAGATCCAGTAAGTTCCTCATCCCACAGCCCAGGAGTAACCCCAAAGTGAGAGAACTCAAACAGTGATTCTGGTTGAGCAACAACCAGTCTTTCAAATGGATCTGTCGCTAAGTTCGCAAATTGCACATCTACTTGATTTGTTACGTTAGTATTAAGTGAGTCACCAGTGTTTCCTATGTTAGTGCTATCAGTTGCGCCTTTTAATTTAACCCATCCCTGTATCCTGCTTAGTATTCCTCTCATGATTCAACTGCCTCTGTTTTCGTAACATCATCACCAGTATATGTATGTGTTAGAGTTATTGTTCTTAGTACAGTTGTACCATCTGTATCATATATTTT